ATGTACCAACTCAAAGCTAGATGTTCTGGCTTGGCTGATTTAATGGCAAAGCCTAAAAGCGGTAACGGAATTTCTGCGACAGCCAAAAGTGCGGTAAGAAAAATTGTGAAATTTGATTTATTCGGTTATCAAGATTTCGAAGGCAATAAATACACCGAAAAAGGCATCGCATTAGAAGAGCAAGCCATTAAGTTAAGCGGTCGTAAACGTGGATTACCGCTTAAAAAGAACACGGAAAGGCGTGAAAACGATTGGATTACAGGCGAGTGCGATATTTATGTGCCAAGTCGAAAATTAATCATAGATACTAAATGCTCTTGGGATATTGGCTCACACCCTTTCTTTGCTGACGAGGCAGAAGAAAAAGCGAAAAAAGCGGGGTATGACGCACAAATGCAAGGCTATATGTGGCTATGGGATTGTGATGAAGCGCACATTGATTTTATCCTCCTCCCCACCCCTTACGACCAATTATCAAGCTATGACGATCCAAGCCGATACATTGACTTGGTTGAGCAAATCCCTCAAGAAAAACGTATTACCACCGTCACAATTAAACGTGATGAGAAAATCATCAAGAAAATCAAAGAGCGGGTAGAAATTGCTCAAGAATATTATCAACAACTTATACAGGAGATGCACTAATGGCACGTAACACCAACACCGTGATATTAGTCGGTCATTTAGGCCGTGACCCAGAAATCCGCCAATTCCAAAATGGCGGACAAATTGCCACATTTAATCTCGCTATCGGTGATGATTACCGAGATAAACAAGGTAATACAGTTAAACGTACGCATTGGATACCTATTGTGGTGCATGGCAATTCTGCTGATGTAGCAAGACAATATCTACAAAAAGGCTCAAAAATCTGTGTAACAGGGAAACTGGTACAGGAAAGCTGGCTAGACCAAAACGGCAATAATCGCACCGCACTTAAAGTAGCGACACAATCCTTTGAAATGCTAGACAGCAAGGTAAGCAATGAAACACAACAGCCAAGCAAAGACAAAGAAAAACCCGATCCATTAAGCGCAGCGGCAGAACAAGACGGGTTTAATGATGATATTCCGTTTTGAGTTACATGATAAGCCACTAACCAATAGTGGCTTTTTTATTATCTAAATTTGAGAGACAAAAAATGACTGAAGAAAACAAAGAAATTATAGCTTATAAAGGGTTTAACCAAGACTGGACTTGTCGAGGTTATCAGTATGAGATAGGCAAAACGTATGAGCATAAAGGTGATGTTAAGGCTTGTGAGAGTGGATTTCACGCCTGCGAATATCCGCTTGATGTGCTTAACTATTACAGTCCAGCGGTAAGTAAATTTGCTGTAGTTAAAATGAGTGGCGAAACATCAAAAGATAGTGATGATACAAAAATTGCATCTGCAAAAATCACGATCGAAACCGAAATTAACTTACCGGAAATGGTAAAAAAAGCCGTTGAATGGATAAAAGGTAAAGTTGATTGGGATGCCGCCAAGGTGTTCAATACAGGCGATCAGTCGGTAGCGACTAATACAGGCGATCGGTCGGTAGCGACTAATACAGGCGATCAGTCGGCAGCGACTAATACAGGCTATTGGTCGGCAGCGACTAATACAGGCGATCGGTCGGCAGCGACTAATACAGGCTATTGGTCGGCAGCGACTAATACAGGCTATCGGTCGGCAGCGACTAATACAGGCTATCGGTCGGTAGCGACTAATACAGGCGATCAGTCGGCAGCGACTAATACAGGCGATCAGTCGGTAGCGACTAATACAGGCGATCAGTCGGCAGCGACTAATGCAGGCGATCAGTCGGTAGCGGAAGTATCTGGCAAGCAATCTATAGCTGTTGCGCTTGGTTGGCAATCTAAAGCTAAGGCGAGTATTAATGGTGCTATTGTTTGTGTATATCGCAATCATGATGGCGAGCTAATCCATATCAAAGCATCAAAAGTCGGTGAAAATAACATCAAAGCTGATACTTGGTACACGTTAGATGAGATAGGTGAGTTTGTTGAGGTTAAAGACGACTAAAAAACCATATAGAGAACCTATCTATGGTAGTGATAGATTCGTGGTTGAAGAACACTACTACGAAGATGATGCTTAAAATCTGCCGCTATTAATTAGCGGCTTTTATTTATGAGGAATAATAAAAATGTACTGGTTCAGAAATGCAATTATTTACCAATTAACAAAACAAATAGACTTTGAGAATATCGAAAAACAACTCAAAGAATGTGAATTTACTCCGTGTGGTTCAGCAGATGTTAGCCATTTCGGTTGGTCTGCTCCGCTCGTCACCAGCGAAAATTTAGCACATCAAGCGAACGGAAAAATCTTACTTGTAGCTAAACGAGAAGAGAAGATTTTGCCTGTGGAAGTTGTGAATCGTGAACTCAATAAACGAATCACTGCACTTGAAGAAAAAGAACAGCGAAAATTAAAGAAAGTAGAACGATCATCTTTAAAAGATGATGTGATAGCTACCCTACTTCCGCAAGCGTTTTCTCGTATCAAAACGACCGCACTTTATATCGACACGTTGAAACAACTTATCTTTGTTGATACAGCATCAAGTAAAACAGCCGAAGATGTACTTGCACTTTTGCGTAAATCGCTTGGCAGCTTGCCAGTAGTACCGTTGGCGTTTAACTGTGCGCCGTGTGAAGTAATGACAAGATGGGTTACAGATACTGCACCTGATTGGCTAATCTTGCGTAAGGAAGTGGAAATCCGCGAAAAAGAAGATCTTGGCGTTATCCACTGTAAACAAAAAGATATTGAAGACGAGGAAATTATCGATCTTGTTCAAAATGGCTTGATCTCTAAACTCGCGCTTGAGTGGGAAAACAACCTTAAATTTATCTTGGTTGAAGATGGCACGCTTAAACGCCTGAAATTTGACGACAATATCACCGAGCAGAACGATGATATTGTAAAAGAAGATGTAACTGCTCGTTTTGATGTAGACTTTGTCTTAATGGCGAGCGTGCTTGGTAAAACAGTGGATAGCCTAATAAAAGAATTTGGCGGGATTAGGGATAGATTATGAGATTACTTAAACGGCTAGCTGAAAAAGTCCTGATAGACGATCTTAGACGATTGGATAAACATATTGATAAATCTATCGAACTCCATGAATTGAAGCTACGAAAATTGGGTGAATTAATTAAAAGTCTGGAAGCTGAGAACAATCAACTAAAACGAGAAAATGCGACGCTTGAAACTGAGCTTAGAGCAATAAAACAAGAACGTATTTTTAGTAAACGTAAAAAGAAAAGCAAACGAAAATGAATGAAATTAACATCAAACTCCCCTTACATAAATTCCAAAATTTAATGATTAGTCACGTCCGATACAGCTTGCCACGACATACTTATATCGTTAGCGAAACTATTCACGATGTTAAAACCTACTGGAGCGTGTTAAGCAGTAATACTCGAGAGGTAATTACTCGCGATATTAATGAGCATCTGAAACGCTGGGCAAGCGACCGAAATAACGCATTCCACAAACTTGACTACGATTCGTGGGAGGAACTATTTGACTGGATAAATGAAAGCCGCAGCAGCACATCAACAACAGTTACAACAGCAAAACCACTTGTACCTGTGTTGCCTGTGATTGATTTAAAACAGAGGGAAAGATGATTGTATGGGCTTTATTTGATAGTGGCAATGGTTGCTACACGCAAGGTGCAGAGCTATTTAATCAGTTAGTCAATCAGTCAGTCAATATATACCCTATCGGTATGGATATTGAGTGTAAAAACAATCACTTTATCAATCTTAATCTGGCTGATTATGGTCGTATGTTTGGCGATAACAAGCTATTTGATGAGCTTGATAAACTACCAAAACCTGATTTGATTATAGCTAGTCCACCTTGTGAGAGTTGGTCAGTAGCTAGTGCGATGTGGGGAGGTAATTCAAGTTGGAAACAGGAAACTGGTGCAGTAAATCGTGAATTGTCTAAATTTACCGTGCGTGGACGAGCAGATTATGATTTACCGCACGTCCAATTTAAATATGACCGCTCTTTCCTAAACCGCATTAATGGTGAGCTTTGTATCTATAACACAATAGAAATTATCAAACGTTACAATCCAAAAGTTTATGTAATAGAAAATCCAGCAAGCAGTAAGATTTGGCATTATGTGAATGACATTCTCAATTTTCAGATTCCTTTTGATAATTTGGCACACTATAACTTGTATAACTACCCTTTGCGTAAACCAACAAGATTTAAGAGCAATATTAATCTTGGATTACGAAATAATCATAAATCAAAGCCTCAGCAACAATGGGAGGATTTTTCAAAATCATACAATGAAAGATCGAACATTCCACTTGATTTAATAGTGGATATTTACAAAGCAGTAAATCAATATTTAACAAATCCAATAGGCGTTCCAAGTGAGCGCCTTTTGTTTTAGGAGAAAGAAAATGAAAGAATTTAACTTAAAAGCAGCCTTGAATGGCGAGCCTGTGATGTTGAGAAATGGAGGAAAAGCCGTTGTTAAATACAATTTGCTTAACGAGGTTGAAAAGCTAGAGGTAAGAGATACCGTATATCCGTTAATCGGGTATAGATTTGATGGTATTTACATTAATACGACATCATGGAACTTAACAGGTAAATCAGTACATTGGGCAACCATGGAATATGACATCATTGGAATGTGGGAAGATCCTAAACTAACGTCAGAACAAGTGCTGGAAAAGGCTTGTAATGAGGATTTGCTAGTGCTATGCGATGGTAATCCTGATTTACCTCTAAAAGTTATCGCCAAAACTAAAAACGGCGAGTTTGTGATGCAGCCGGAAGATGGCATCATCCAACCATGGCTCGCTAATCTGACCATGGAATGGTTCTTTGTAAAAAAACTTGATCCAAAATTCGACACAAGCACTTTACCTAAGCCGTTTAAACCACATATTGGCGATGAGTTTTTCTATTTAAGCGATGGAGTGATTAGATATTTTTCGTTTTATGCAGATTGTGCAGCTAACTTGATGATAAATGGTCAATGTTTCCGCACAAAAGAAGATGCTCAAAAATGGCTTGATTTTATGAAGAGTATGATGGAGTAAGTGATGGATATTATTAATTTAATCAAACAACAAACGCCTGAAGAAAGACAAACATTATTCAATGAATTTATTAAACTCTTAAACCAAAAAAGAGAATATGTAGATATTCCTGAAAGAATTGTATGCTCTGCTTGCCAAGTGTTTGTAGATAAGAGAGAAGGCACTTTAGAAAATGGCGAACATATCATCCACGAGGTTTATGGTGTGCGCCATTATGACCAATTTATGCTTAAGCAATTAAATGCTCTAGAAAAGCAGTATAAATACCCTTTATTAGATTTTGATCAAGGTTTTTTAACAAATAAAGGTCGTTTTGTTGGGCGCATAGAGGCGATGGAAATTGCCAAAGAGCAAGGGCAAGTTATACGGTTATCAGGCTCACCTAACGCTGATATTTTATTTTCAGAAGATTTATATTAGGAGCAAGCATGAAAGGATTCACAGAATGGCTTAAATGTTCTGAGCGGTTGTCAGGGATGAGAATGAGATTGGGGAAGATATGAAAGTGCTAGACGAACATATCCTTGAGTATATCTGGGATGAAACATTAGACCGTATTGCGCAAGGAACCTTAGTGACTTATATCGGTGGTAGCGTTGGTACATATAGCGATGATTATGCAGAGAAAAGAGCAGAAGACTTTGCAATATTGAGTGTAAGACACCTTATTGCAGGCTCTGGATTAAGCGAAAGTCAATTTAGACGGCGGGTAAAAAAACTTATGGCACAAGGTGTTTTGTTACAACGCGTTGGGCCAAATAGCTTTGTGATTAACTCAGAGGTGGTTAAAAACGTAGCGGTACAAGCCGCACGATGTTGGCGTTCAATCGGCGTGCCGTATGGTATGGACGACACCGGGAGAGCCTGTAAAACATTGCCTATTAACGCTCTGCCGAGAAGCATTTTTGAGTTAAAAACAAATTGTTATCGGATTTTGAGATCTGAATATCCAAGTTACAAAGGAAAAGGAGTAGGAAATGAGCAATGAAATAACCCAAAAAGTCCGCATAACAATCGAAGTTGAAATGGACGACTACCAACGTGATCAACTTAAAATATCAAAAAATACGCAAGTGTTAGGCGGAAATATCGTGCTATTAGACTGGGAAGGTGGTGTGTTTGACGAAGTTGATGGCTATCGCAAATTGTTTGAAGTAGTTGATTCGAATCTGATGGGTATTGCATTTGACAATATGAAAGATGAGACCTTTATAGGTGAATTGCAACTGGCGATTAAACGGGTAGTTACGCCAATTATTAAAGCAAAACGCAAAGCAATTTTGGAGGGGAAAAATGAGTGAAAATAATGGCTGGATTAATTGTGCAAACGAACTACCAGAACCATTTTCTACCGACTTAGAGTATCGTAATGCAACTAACAAACACCTAATTTATTTTACTGAGGATGGTGATCATTGGGCTGTTGGTCTTGGTTGGTATTTATATGACGATAAGTCGGATTGTGAAGGTTGTTTAATTCCGTATTGGGAATCGGATGAAAACCCTGGCGAGGAAGTGGAGGTTATTTATTGGCAACCGCTACCACAACCACCAGAAGATGAATAACAAACCACCGCTCTTATGGGCGGTTTTTTATTGGAGAAAATATGGAACCAATTAAACTTTCGCAGAAAGCCGAAGAGGAAATTGTGAATGCGGCAAGAATGGCAGCGTTATCCAATTTGACTGAAAAAAGCCAAAATTTAATTACGCTTGAGGATATCGCAATATATTTTGGGCGACACTATCAAACCGTTGCCAAGATTATTTCAAAACTGCCTAATTTTCCCAACCCCGTTACGGTCGATTAACAAAATTCTCGCCCACGCTATATCGCAGGCGAAGTTGTTCGTTGGGGGCGGATCAATGCTAAACGTATTAGCTAATCAAGTAATTCCGCCACCTCCGCCATATCAGGGGCATAATAGACATTTTGTAAAATCGAAATATCTTTGTGCCCAGATATTTTGGCTAATGTCATCACATCTACTTTTTTAGATAGTCTAGTTAATGCCTCACGCCGTGTGTCGTGAAAATGCAAATATTCTCGCTCGGCAAGTTTTTTGAGTTTTCGGAATGTTGCATCAAGCACATTTGACTTAACATCAAAACACAATCCACCATCCCCTATCTCACCTTTTAACCGCTCTAAAATAGCGATTGCATTTTTAGTCAATGGCACGGTTCTTGATGTACCGTTTTTTGTCATAGGCAAAAATGCAGTACGTTTCTCAAAATTCACATTATCCCAACTAAGACTACAAATTTCCCCTGCTCTCATTGCAGTTTCAACGGCAAACAACATAGCCGCAGCCGTTCTCGCTTTTGCAGTTTTGAGCGTATCAACATATCCACTGATAGCTACAATGGCATTAATATCTTCTTCCGTTACTCGCTGAGTACGTGGCTTTCCTTTTTCGGGTAATTGAATGCCCACCATTGGGCTTTTTTGTATATACCCCCATCGCTCAAGAGCAATTTTGAATATGTGACCTATCGTAGATAATTCACGGCGTACACTTTCGCTTTTTACCGATTCTAATCTCTCCGCAATCCAATCCTCAATATCTTTGCGACTAACATCAGATATATATTTATCCGTAACGGGATGGCGTAAAAAGCGATTTAACCGATTAAATTCGTGCTTTTCGCCACGTTTTGTTGGCGTAATTTCGCTAAGATAGCGTTTGATGACATAAGAAAATAATGTGTCGGGTTGCAATCCTTGCGACTGCAATTCTATTTTCTTTTCCTCTTCCGCCCCCCACAACGTAGCCTCGGCTTTTGTTGAGCAAGTTTTGGATTTACGCACACCGTTTTTATAGATTTCTACTCGCCATTTATTACCACGCTTTCGAATTGTTGCCAT